ATATATATATATATTCGTAAAAAAATTCGTAAAAATAATTATTTTATTATATCTGTTTTAATTATAATGAATTTAGATTTAAAAAGATTTGATATGAAAAGTATTAGTTTCAAACCAAATGAATCCAAGGGTCCTGTAGGTGTGTTAATTGGTCGTCGTGACACTGGTAAATCTTTTTTACTTAGAGATTTATTATATTATCATCAAGATATTCCTATTGGAACTGTTATTGCTGGAACAGAAGAAGGTAATGGGTTTTACGGAAAATTAGTGCCGAAATTATTTATTCATAATGAGTATAATACTGTTATTATTGAAAATATTTTAAAGAGACAGCGTGGTGTATTAAAGCAGATTAAAAAGGAAATGGAGCAATTTAAACGAAGTACAATTGATCCTAGGACATTTGTAGTTTTAGACGATTGTTTATATGATAACACCTGGGCACGTGATAAGATGATGCGTCTCCTCTTTATGAATGGACGCCATTGGAAGGTTATGTTACTCATCACAATGCAATATCCTTTAGGCATACCACCAACGCTAAGAACTAACATTGATTACGTCTTCATTTTGAGAGAGCCATATATCGCCAATAGAAAGCGTATTTATGAAAATTATGCTGGTATGTTTCCAACATTTGAGTCGTTTTGTCAGGTAATGGATCAATGCACAGAAAATTTTGAGTGTTTGGTTATAAATAATAACTCAAAATCGAATAAACTACAAGACCAAGTGTTTTGGTATAAGGCCGACGATCATAATGACTTCAGATTGGGTTCAAAAGAGTTTTGGGAATTATCTAAACAAATCAATGACGACGATGATGATGGTGAACAATATGACCCAAATAATGTGAAGAAACGTGGTCAGGGACCTAAAATAGCGGTTAAAAAGAGTAAATGGTAATAATCTTGATGTACAATAGCGCACTATAAAAGAACAAAATGTTAAAACTTGCTTACCCAATTGGTTAAGCAAGAATTACACTACTTATTAATGATAGTTGAGCTTATAAAACTCGCTTTTAAATCTTGCTTTTTAAATATAAAGCAAGATTAACTACTTAAAGACAATACATTAAATATTATTATAAAATGGACACACTCGATATTGTCAGTTTAATTGAAAATAATCCTATTACTAAGCTATCTAGTGATTATAATAATAAATTATTGGTTAAAATTAAAGAAAATTTTACAGATATAGAACAACAATTATTCGTGAGTAGTTTTTATTGTTATTTAAATTATGATAAAAATAAAGATTTTATTATTGATTTAGATAATGTGTGGAAATGGTTAGGATTTAAACAAAAAATAGATTTAAAACGTTTATTGGAAAAATATTTTGTCTTGAATATTGATTATATAAATCTCGCTTTGGGTTCACCCAAAGCGAGTTGCAGTAATGATATAATTAAAAATGATAAAATAAATAATGATATTATAATTTTAAATAAAGAAAAACAAGAAGAAAAATGGGGAGGACAAAATAAACAAACTTTTTTGTTAACTATTAAATGTTTTAAGTTAATGTGTTTAAAGGCACAAACAAAAAAGTCTAATGAAATACACGAATATTACATAAAAATGGAAGATTTTTTACAACAAATTATAGAAGAAGAAACCGACGAATTAAAAGTTCAGTTAAAAAAACAAAATTATACACTATTAACTCTACAAAATTCTATAGAAGAAAATAAACAAAAAGCCATTGAACAAACATTGATTAAACAATTTCCATTAAATACCGAATGTATATATTTTGGAACAATTAATAATACTAATGAAACTAACGATAAACTTATTAAATTTGGACATACAAATAATTTACATAATAGAATTTTAGATCATCGTAAAAATTACGACAATTTTATTTTATTAGAGTCATTTAAAGTGCAAAACAAAGTTGAAATAGAAAATTGTATTAAGTGTCATCCAAAAATTAAAAAACAAATTAGAACTATTCAAATTAATGATAAGAATAAAACCGAAATAATAGCATATAATAATGACAATTTTACAATTGAGAACCTAACAAAATATATCAAAGAAATAATTCAAGAGAAAATGTATAATATTGATAATTTTAACAATTTATTAAAACAAAATGATGATCTATTAAAGGAAAATGATGATCTAAAAAAAGAATTAGTTATTCAAAAAAATACCATCACAAAACTAGGCTTAGAAATAGTTGAATTAACAGAAAAAATAGACAAACAAAAGGAAGTATTAGAAATTATAGAAAAAGAAAACCAAACAGTTTATCAAAATTCATTATTACCAGAAGACGAATTAACTAACAAATTTAATGAGTTTATTAACACAATGTGCATTGTTCGTACTGATGTTGAAGAATCGTGTGTTAATATGGAAGGACAATATAGGATTTGGAGTAAAATAAAACCTAAAAAAGAAGTTTTTCATTCTTTAAAAAATTATTTAGATACTAGATTTAAACCATCAAGACTCACATCACAAAATAAAAATCAAGTAGTATATGGATATATTGGTGTAAAACTAAAACATATTGAATATAAAAAAAAAATGGTTAATGACGATGTTGAAACATTTTTATTTCAAGTGTGTCATTTTTCACCAAGTGGAAAGATTCTAAATTCAATACTACTTCAGGAATATCAAAGATGGAAAAAAAGTGTAAACAAAGAATGCAATGATAACGATATGAAAGATATTAAAGAATATCTAAATTCGTGTGAATACACTTTAAAATCAACTGTATGGACAAATTATGGTTCTAATGAGGGATATTATGGATTATCCTTAAAAAATGATGAATATAATCATAAAACTACTTCATCCACCGGTAAAAAAGTTGAAAAAGTTGAAAAAAAAACAGGACAAGTTTTAGGAACGTGGGAAACAATTGCGAAAGCTGCTGAAACAGAGCATATTTCAGCTGCTAAAATGTCTAGAAGTATTAAAAATGTTATAGTATTTAATAATGATTATTATTATAGAACAATTACTTAAATCAATACATATGCTATAACCCAGGTTATTCATTTTTTTATTTATTATAATAACAATAAATAAAATATATTATTTAATTTTCTTTCTTAGAAACAAGTGGTCCAGATTTTAATTGACTTTGACCATAATCTGTTTTTCCTACTACTACATTATCCCCATCAAATAATTCTGAACGAATATCAGAAACAGAAATAGTTTCAGTTTCTTTTGAATCAAATGTTTTTTCAGTAGTATTATTTCCAGCACCAATTAAATTACCTTCTTCATCAATATCTTGAGTAACAACATTGCCGTGTTTTTCAGCATTTTTCTTATTATCATCAATCGCTTTTTGTTTAGTCTCCTTAACACGTTGTTCAAATGCGGTTTTAGCAATCGTTTCATTCTTAATTTTTTCTTGTACAAGTTGATTTAATTCTTCTTCTAAATATTCAACACGACCCGTTTTATACGCCTCTGGTTCCCAAGGTAGCCACGTTCCTACAGGTCCAACATATACATCAAAATTAGGGTCCATTTCTCTTAAAAGTCTTGCACGAATTTCAGCTTCATTTTGTGAACCAAAGTTGCCTCTAGACTTAAACCCTCTAACAGAGGTTTGAAAATTATGTTTTGTATTAAATTTCTTTTCAAGAGAATCTTCTTCGCGATCTAAGAAACTTTTATAATCGTGGTCAATAGATGAATTAACAATTGTATCGCGTTCTTCTTTTACAAATGTTTCAAAATCCTTTATTACTTCTTCAAATTGTAATTTATATTTAAATGAAATAAAATTTAGAAATTGGTGAAATTTTTCCATGGATTTATTCATTTCCCATTGCTTTAGGAATTCTTCAAAAAAATACATTTCCTTTTGTTTTAGGATTTTTTCAGGAGATATAAAAGAGAAACAGCCAAATGTTTGACCCGCAATTTCTTTATCCACATCTAATACGTCAACATATTTAGGATTAGGAGTTCCATCTGTCTTTAACTTTCTTTGAAATGCATTTTTCGAAGCTTTATTTTTACTCATTATATATTTTAACAAATTAATGTTTAAGTTTTAATTTACTAAAATATATTTTTTTCTTTTTATTTTATATAAAGATGAGTATGTTTGATATCTCTGAACTTATTAAGCGTATTATTAAGTATTTAATTGAGGGGTTAATGGTAGCAATTGCTGCTTTTGCAATTCCAAAGCGTTCGTTAAATCTTGAAGAAATTGCGTTGTTGGCATTAACTGCTGCGGCCACATTTGCTATATTAGATACTTATATTCCTTCAATGGGGGTAACTGCTAGATCAGGTGCTGGGTTCGGTATAGGTGCAAATCTTGTATCCTGGCCTGGGGGTTTTTAAGCATAATATATGAATAAATTTTTAAGTTGTTTTATATAATTATATTATAAAATATCACAATATATTATAATATATGTCAAATCACGCTAATTTTCCTTTTGAAAAAATAAATCCAACAGATTTACTTATAGGAGAAACTTATTATATTTCATTAGACGAAAAAATAAAAGAAAAATATAAAAGAAATAAAATCGTATCACGATTAAAAGGCACATTTGTTAGTTTATATACCGAACAAGGTAAACAAACAGAGTCAAATATCGAATACGCTATTTTTAATAATATAGCCATTATTAATAATGATTATAAACCAGGGTCTTGTACAATGATGTTAATTCGCGACCCAGAAACAAACGAATTAGTTAATGAGGGTTGTGATACTTATAGCATTAATAATAAAAATAGTAAAATAATAATAAATGAAAATAGAGAGGTTTATTTTAATATAAATAGATGGATATTTGGACTACCTACTGAAAATACTTTATTACAAAAACAAGTTGTAAAAAAATTAAAAACAGATTTATTTAGAGACATCGACCAAGAACTTGGAAAATTTACAGCAAGAGGATATAAAACAACTACACGTAGTAAATCTAAACGAAGAAAAACATTTGCAAAAAAACGTATAATTCACAAAAGACGAAAAACAAAAAAAACAAAAAAAAAACAAAAAAAAACAATAAACAATAAATTTGTTACACAGTAGGTATAAACTCCCAATTTAATTCAACGCACATTTTTTTCCATGTTTCATCTTGCTCGATTAGTTTTTCACGATCTTTTAATAAAGGAATATCGTGTAAATACTGTGTCTCTCCAAGAAGTTCGCAGAATTTAAATAAAACATAATAGTAATTTAAAAAATTGACACGGTAATCTGGACAATATTTGGCATAAGGTGCTTGAATTTCCATAAATAAATTACATAAAGTATCTTCTAGTTCTTGACTTAATACAGGAGGTTTTATTCCTAGTTTATTTTTAATAAATGCGATGTGTTCATAATATTTATTAGATTCAATTTTCTTAAGCATATCTTTTGTTTTGTAATATGTTAGTTGTTCAAGCCCAATTCTTTCTTTTTTGATTTGTTGTTTTATTCGTTCAATCACATAAACAGGAATTAGAGTGGTTTCTTTTCCTTGAAATTGTGCTAATATTTCTTTAAAATGATTGATTTTTTTATAAGCATAAAAGCAAACTTCTTTTGGAGGTTCTTTATAACTGGGTTTTTCATTTTCAATTAAATATGGTAGATTAACAAAACAACTATTACAAATAAGAACACCTTCGTCATCCAAAGGGATCATTTCGCCTTTATAGCAATTTTGACAAATATCAGTTTCTCTAACAAATGCGTTCATATCTAAAAAAGATTCATCGATGTTGCTTAAATACTTTTGAACAATATTTTTATTTTTATTTTCAGTCACATTTATTTCATTACCCGCATCATCGTGTTTCACTTTAAAAATATTAAAAAGTATTTGATTTTTAGAGGTAATATTTTTGTTAGTTTCATCCACATTATTAATATTTTTTTTATTTTCAAAATATTCAAAAATATATTTGGAATTATCCAGAAAATAATTTTTTTTCTTATTTTTTAGTTCTTTTGTAATTTGTGTAATCTCTTTAATTCTATCTTTTATTTCCATTACTTGTTCAATTGGAAGCGGTTCTGGATTATTTAATTGTTGGATAAGTGTGTTTTTTTCTTCTTTTAGTTTAGGAATAGTATCAAATTCATCTTTGGTAAATTCATTTATATACTCTTTGTGCTTATTATCTAAGGTTGAAGAATATTTTTTACAAACTTTAAATTTTTTAGTTGCCTTTGGTTTAAATGATGGCATTATTTATATATTCTTTTTAGAAATAATGTTTAATTATTAATTTTAAAAAATATATAACATTTGAATAAAAAATTGAAACGATTTAAATATAGATTAACAATAATATATATTTAAG